TTTGCTGTTTCATCTTTGCTTGGTTTCTTTGTTGCTGGTTCTGCGATGGTTCTGTTCGGTGTCGCCTTGGAGCGTGAGTAATGCTGGGCCGCTTGTTTTCTCCGCGTGGCAGTGAGGAACGTCTGTCGCTGACCGACTACGAACGGTTGTGGGAGCGGTTCAGTTATGGCGGTGTGTCCTATGTGGTGCCGTCGGGGAACTTTTCTGAGATCACCGCGTTGCAGGGGATGGCGAATCCGATTGTTGCGGCCTGCATCTCGGTGCGTTCATATGTGTTCTCTGAGGCGCGGTTCGGGTTCCAGCGTTACCAGTCAGGTCGTCCCGGTGATCTGTATGGGACGCCTGCGCTGTCCATCTTGGAGCGCCCATGGCCTTCCGCGTCGACGGGCGACCTGCTCGCGCGCATGGAAGTTGACGCTTCGCTGTATGGCAACTCGTATTGGGTGATTCGTAACAATGAGATGTTGCGTCTGGAACCGAATCGTGTTGTCATCGCATCTGCCGATGTTGAGGACATGGTGACAGGAAAGGTGTTTTCCAAGCGTCTCGTCGGCTATTCCGTCGTTGATGAACGCAACGACGAGATTGCCTTTTTTGAGCCTTCTGAGGTGTGCCATTACAAGCCTTTGCCGGACGGGACGCACACGTTCCGTGGTAGGTCGTGGTTGTCAGCGATTCTTCCTGATGTGTCTGCCGATAACGAGTTGACCGATTACAAGCAGGCGTTCCTCCGCAACGCCGCGACCCCGAACCTGGTGGTGAAGTTTGAGCCTGGTGTGTCTGAGGAGGCGTTCAAGAAGTTTCGTGAGCGTATGGAATCCGGGCATCGTGGCGCAGGTCAAGGTTTCAAGACTTTGTACCTGTCATCGGGTGCTGATGTGAAGGCTGTCGGTTCCAACTTTGAGCAGTTGAATCTCAAGTCGGTGCAGGGTGCAGGGGAGACACGCATCGCCGCCGCCGCTGGTGTGCCCGCATCAATTCTCGGCATCTCGGAAGGGTTGGCTGGGTCAGCGTTGAACGCGGGAAACTACAGCGCCGCCCGTCGTCGTTTCGCTGACGGCACGATTCGCCCGTTGTGGCGCGCGGCTTCTGCCGCGTTGCAGAACATCGTGCCCCCGCCCGATCAATCCTCGCGTCTGTGGTATGACGACCGCGATGTGTCGTTCCTGCAAGAAGATGTCAAGGATGCCGCCGACATCAAATCGGTGGAGGCGAACACGATTGAGGCGTTGATCCGTGCCGGGTTCGTCCCCGAGACTGCCGTCAGCGCAGTAGTGTCCGGGAACTACCAATTACTCCAGCACACGGGCCTGTATTCGGTGCAGTTGCAACCGCCTGGGGCTGGTGCCTGATGCCGTACTTCATCGAGCAAGGCAACCCCGACTGCAACGGTTGGGCAGTCGTCAAGGAAGGCGGCGAGGTCATCGGATGCCACGAATCCAAGGGTGATGCCATTGACCACATGGTTGCCATCTCGATGGCTGAAGACATCGCGCCCGGTGGTGAGAAGGATTCCCGACAGGTGTCGCTTGATCTGCCTGAATACATCAAGTCTGCCGCCGCCCGTGGGTTGGAGTTGCGCGCGGATGGTTTCGGTGGTGATGGTTTGACTGATGGCACGATCCGTGAGGCGCGGGCGATGGCGGCTGGGGACATTACCGAGGACAAGGTTGTGCGCGCTAATGCGTGGGGTGCGCGTCATGCTGTCGATTTGCAGGCTTCACAGAACAGTGACAGCAACGACGACGCATGGCCTGGTGCTGGTGCGGTTGCGCACTACCTGTGGGGTATTGACCCGCTGAATCCTGAACCTGCACGTGACTGGTTCGCAAGGAAGGTTGAACAGATGAAGAACGAACGCTCAATGCGGTTGGCTGGTGGCCCTGGTGCCATTATCTGCGACATTGATGACACGCTGTTGGCGAATGGTACCCGCCCAATCCGATCCGTCATTGACTATGTGAACGCCGAGGATGGCAAGTTGTTCATTGTGTCGGGTCGCACCGTGTCGCAAGAGGACGAGACACGTGCAGCATTGGATGATGCCGGGGTTCGTTCCTACACCTTGCGCTTGAAGGCTGATGATTCTGTTGACACCGCAGACTTCAAGCGAGCAGAGGCGCGGAAAATCTTGGAGGAATACGATGTCTCAGAGGCCATTGACAACGATGCCGAAATGCGCCGTGTGTACGCATCGCTGGGTATTGAGGCCGTCAATCCATCCGACATCCCCGACAGACCCGAGGAAGAAATGAACAGCAAAGAATTCCGCTTTGAAGCACCCAAGGACAACCTGACTCGTCAGGTGAATTTCCGTGCAGTGGCAGACACCGACGGGCGCACCCTTGAGGGGTATGCCGCGGTGTTCAACGAGTGGACAACCATTGATTCGTGGGAAGGCACATTTCAGGAACGCATCGCCCCCGGCGCGTTCAAGAAAACTCTCAGCGAACGGATGCCGGTACTTCAGTTTGACCACGGCACCCACCCGCTCATCGGTTCCATACCGCTCGGCGTGTTCACCGCTTTGCGTGAGGATGAGAACGGCCTGTTTGTGCGTGGTCGCCTGTCTGACAACTGGTTGGTGGAGCCGATCCGTGACGCAATCCGTGATGGTGCCATCACGGGGATGTCGTTCAGGTTCCGTGTCATCAAGGATTCGTGGAAGAAAGGCGCAGGAAATGTTCCCGAAAGAACGATTCAAGAGATTGCGCTGTACGAGGCTGGCCCCGTAGTCTTTCCTGCATACGAGCAAACATCAGTCAGTGTTCGCAGCCGGGAAGTTCTCACTGCGCTCAATGATGAGGGTGTGCGTCACGAGTTGGCGTTGTTGCTCGCCACAGGCACAGGTGCCGATGCGCTTGCCGCTGACACTGTTGACGCGCCGAATGATGTTCACGCGACACGCACAAAGTCCCAACGCAGAGCCATCACGGCTCTGCACAACCTGTAAGGAAACACAATGAAGTTCGATGAACTCCGTTCCCAGGTTGCCGCACTGCGCGACGAGATCGAGCAGTTGGCAGCCATCGAAAACATCAGCGCCGACGACGATGCCCGTCTCACCGTTGCCCTTGACGAGTTTGAGGCCCGTAAGAGCGAACTGGCAGAAGTTGAGGCCCGTGCCGCACGGATTGAGGCCGCTAAGGCTTCCGTGACGGAGCGCGCCGCCGGGTTTGATGCCCCGCAGATCAAGAAGGCCACCAACACTCAGGTCGACGTTCGTTCGGCTTCGCGTGGCGAGATGCGTGACGCGGCACTCAAGATTGCCGAGACTGGTCGCCTGTCGGCTGGTCAGGAGCGTCACCTGGAGAAGTTGCTGAACACTCGCAACGAGTTGACCGATGGTGGCGAAATCGCCAAGCGTCTTGTTCTCACCGAGAACGATGCCTACCGTTCGGCGTTCGTCAAGGGTGTCACGCAGTCGGCCCCGGCGTACACCGCTGAGGAAGTGCAGGCACTCAACGAGTTCCGCGCGATGGCAGAAGGCACTGGATCGACCGGCGGCTTTGGTGTGCCGGTTCTCATTGACCCGTCGATCATCCTCACCAGCGGTTCGGCTGATGCCCCGCTTCTTTCCATCGGTCGCGTCGTGACCATCACGACCGACAAGTGGAAGGGTGTGTCGTCTGCTGGCGTGTCCTGGTCGTATGATGCCGAGGCTTCGGCTGTGTCGGACGATTCTCCGACGCTCGCCCAGCCCGATGTGCAGACCTACATGGCGCGCGGATTCATCCCGTACTCCATCGAGGTTGGCATGGACTACCCCGGCTTTGCCGAGGAGATGCGCCGCCTGCTCGATCAGGGCTACGTCGATCTTGTCGCCAAGCAGACAATGACGGGTTCCACCCCGGTCGGAATCTTCACTGCCATCGATCAGACCACCGCTTCGGAAGTTTCCGTCACGACTGACGGTGCGCTCGGTGCGGTTGACATCCTGAAGGTGTGGAACGCTCTGCCGGAGCGTTACCGCCAGCGCGCAACGTGGGTGATGCACACCTCCGCTGACAACGAAATCCGCAAGGCTTCCGCGTCTGCTTCGGGGGCGTTCTACACCGTGAACCTTGCCGAGGGTGGCGTGGGTGTCCTGTTGGGTCGCCCGGTCATCAAGAGTGACTACGCACCCGAGTTCACCGGCACCACTGGCGCTGCAAACATCTTGGTGGTTGGTGACTTCTCCAACTACGTGATTGCACAGCGCGCAGGTATGACGGTGGAATTGGTCAATCACCTGTTCGATGTCACGAACAACAGGCCCACGGGTCAGCGCGGCTGGTTCGCATACGCTCGTCACGGTTTCGATTCCGTGAACGACAACGCGTTCCGTCTGCTCCAGAACACCTGAGTCGTCTGACTTAGAAGATTCCCCCCAGGTGCCATCGGGCGGTGCGCCTGGGGGGAACTACCGCCCACCGCCCAACCGAAAGGACAGCACAATGCCCGACATCTGCTTTGCCAAATCGTCGTTATCGACTGGCAACCCCGCCAATGGAACACTCATCTTTCTTGTCGAGGGAGAGGTGTGGGCCGCTGACGATCCGTTCGTCGTCGCCCGCCCCGACCTGTTCACTGATTCACCGCCCGTGATCCGACGCACCGCACCCGCGCCTGCGCCCGTGGAAACGGCAAGCAAGGCACCAGGGGAGCGTCGTAATGCCAAGCGTTCCTAGCGCCGATGTGATGGTGGGGTGGCTTCACCCCAACGAGGTGTCGGCCTCGTTTCAGAAATCCCTGATGGGCATGGTCGGCTGGGATATGTCCCATGACCGCCGGATGCAGGGCTGGTCAAGCGTCAAATGCGCCACGGGTGGATTGCCCGAGGGGCGCAACAAGTTGATGCAGGCACTCCTTGATAGCAACGCCGAGTGGATGTTCATGGTTGATGCCGACATGGGGTTTGAGCCGATGGCGCTCGATCTACTGTTGTCGGTTGCCGATGCCAAGGAGCGCCCCATCGTCGGTGGGTTGTGTTTCGCCCAGCGTGAGGCGACCGATGATGGGATGCATGGTTTCCGCTGTGTTCCTCGCCCGACCATCTTTGACTACATCAAGCATGAGGACGGATTTTCCCGTTTCACTGGTAGGGCGCACTACCCCGTCAACAGCCTCATCAGGTGCGCGGCGACAGGAACAGCGTTCCTCCTCATTCACCGCAGTGTGGCGCAGGCGATTCTTGACGAGTATGGGCCTCATTGGTTCACTCGGATCACCGGGCCTGACGACGCGGTGATGGGCGAGGACATTTCATTTTTCGTGAGATGTCAGGCTCTCGAGATTCCGTGCCATGTTCACACTGGGATTCGCACCACGCATCTGAAGAATCTGTGGGTGCAGGAGCAGGATTTTTGGTGGTCGTTCCTCGCGGAACCAGCAACCGAACGTGTTGATGTCGTCATCCCGGTGCTTCACCGCCCACAGAACGTGGCACCGCTGATGGAATCCTTGACGGCTTCCACAGGGCTGGCAACGGCATGGTTCGTCTGTGAACCTGATGACGCAATAGAGCAGGCAGAGGTGCTACGCCATGGTGGTAAGGTTCTGACGTTTCCCGGCACGTTTGCTGAGAAGGTGAATCATGCTTTTCCACAGACGCAGGCACCGTGGGTGATGTTGTGCGGTGATGATGTGCGTTTCCGTGCCGGGTGGCTTGACCATGCTCAGGATGTTGCTCGACGCTATGGGGCGCAGGTTGTCGGGACGAATGACGCAGCGAATCCTCGTGTGGTGCGTGGCGAACACGCTACCCATCCGCTGATTAGGCGTGATTACATCACCGAACAGGGAGCGTCGTGGGATGGCCCTGGCATCGTCTGCCATGAGGGTTACCGTCACTGGTTTGTTGATGACGAGATTGTGACTGTCGCCAAACAGCGTGGCGTGTTTCAGGCGGCGATAGCTTCACAGGTGGAGCATTTGCATCCGATGGTGGGTCGGGCACCGAATGATTACATCTACGAGTTGGGGGCATCAGAGTCGGTGCAGGATCAAAAGTTGTTTGAGGCTCGTCTGAAAGCCAATTCTCGTAAATGATTGTGGTGGTGTGTCCTGCTGCGACGGTGACGGGCGGGCCTGAGGCGTTGCATCAGTTGGTGGATTCGCTGACACGGCAAGGTTTTGATGCCGGGATGTTGTATCTGCCGGGTGAGTATCACAACGTCCCGGCAGCATATGAGAACTACAAGTTCCGCACTGTGTCAGAATCGGACATCTACCCCACAGATGTGGTCGTTATTCCTGAGGTGATGGCGAACGAGGTTGCCAGGTTCTCCTATGCACGCACAGTCCTGTGGTGGCTATCAGTGGATAATGCGCCAGCGGATGCGTTGAGCGTGTGTGGTGACCACATCGCCCAGTCGTTCTACGCATGGCAACACCTCAGGGGTCACGGCATTGATGCCAAGATGGTCGGGGATTATGTTCACCACGATTTCGGGTTGGGGAATGTTCCACGCGAGAAGTGGGTGACATTCAATCCTGCCAAGGGTGCTGACCTGGCGCACCGATTCTCTGTGCTGTGTCCTGACATTGATTTACGACCTATCGAGGGTATGGGCAGGAGCGAGGTTGCCACGTTCCTGAACTGTTGCGCTGTGTTCATCGATTTTGGGCATCAACCTGGCAAGGATCGTTTGCCCCGTGAAGCGGCTAGATGTGGTGCAGTGGTGTTCATCAACGATGTTGGTGCGGCACGTTTCCGTGGCGATTTCCCACTTCCACAAAGCACATTCTTCACAGATGATGATGCAAGCCTGTATGCCCTTGGTGACAGGGTGCGGGCGGTGCTGAAGGATTCCTCGCCCGCATATTCAAGTCAGGTGCTGTATCATCGTGCCATCGCCCGAGAACAGCGAATCTTCGATGAGCAGGTTTCTGCCTTTGCTCACCGATTCCTTTAGGAGTTCCCGTGGCCCTTTGCACCCGCGCCGATGTCAAGACAGCGTTAGGCATCCAAGACCAGGTTGATGACGCGCGGATCGACATCGCCCTCGAGGCCGCTGAATCCATGATTGAGGACTACTGCGGGCGCACGTTCACCCAGTCTGCGACGGCAACAGCGCGTGTCTATGAGGCGTTGAATTGGTATCTTGTCCACACCGACGACATTTCAACCACCAGCGGGTTGATTGTGGAAACCGACGACGGCGAGAACGGCACGTTCACCACGGTGTGGTCGTCAGCTGACTACCAGTTGGAACCGCTGAACGGTTTGGTGTATGGGCGCAC